ATGCGTGGTGATACCAGTGATAATGTCTTCTCGGCGTATCCAGGTGTGCGTACTAAAGGTTCTAAAAACAAAGTTGGTCTTACTGAAGCGTTCGAAGATCGTAAAGCCAAAGGATTTGCGTGGAACAATCTCATGCTTCAGAGATGGGTTGACCACAATGGCGAAGAACACCGTGTACTAGAAGATTATCAACGTAATGTACAGTTATGTGACTTGACTGCACAGCCTGACGATATTAAAGAAAAGATTAAAGATACTATCAATACTAATGCTAGACCTAAAGAGGTTACGCAAGTTGGTATCCGTATGCTCAAGTTTTGTAATGCTTGGGATATGAAAAAGATCGCTGATAACATTCAGCAATATGCAGAACCATTCCAAGCAAAGTATCCTGAAAAAGATCTTACTTGGCGCACACTAACCCAGGAGAATTAAAATGGCAAAACTAGCAAAACTAGCAAAAGTAAATGAATCGATCACTATCAATCGTTATGATAACGGCTATATGGTTGAAGTTGGAGGACGTGATGAAGAAGGCGAATGGAAAACCGCTAAGATTCTTTGTAACTCTGAACAAGATATGCTCGATGTAGTTCAAGAGTGGACTACAATGGATTTGGACAACTAAGGAGATATCTATGGCTCAGTGGACTGTCAGTACATATTATAAAAAATCTTGTCAAGAAGTTGAAACCTACAACCAACGTAACGGTGATGGTAAAGTTACTGTAGTGAATGGATTTCGCTATGGTGAGTGGACTGTAGAAACTACAGACGAGAATCCTCCAGAATTTGAGTTTGTAGAAGTGCCCGATGGTGATGGTCGTAAAGACAGCATCAATATGTTAGATTGTGAAATCAACAATATCGAAAGTGTTGAACTTGTTGAAATGTTTGACGGCGGTTGTTGGTATGATGTAGATGTTACAGGACTTGATGAAGAAGCTCAAGCAGAAATTGAAGATTTCCTTGAAGAAAATAGCCCTTACGAATTGGAAGAACGTGAAGACGATCCGTGGATGCAAGGCGACACTGAGTGGTGGATTTGGGGGCCAATTGAAATTAAAAACGAAAATGGCGACACTGTGCGTATTATCTGTGCAGATGCCGATGGCAATGTTATTGACTTTGTCGAGGAATAAATACGTATATTACTCGGGTGCCGTCAGGGCCCGTGTAATACTAAGGAGAAAAATATGACAGAAATACACGCCAAGCCTATTGTGGATGGTAAGTTTTGGATCGTAGAGCAAGATGGCGCTAAGATTGCAACACTACATAAAAAAGAAAATAACAAGTTTGTACTATCAAGTACTAACGGTGAACTAATGTTTAATAAGAAACAAGATCTTACAAAACAGTTCGGAGAAGGGTTTTTCTTATCAAGTACTAAAGTTAAAGTTACACAAGCAGATCCTAATGAATGCCACGGATTTCCTACTAGTGTAAACCCATACAATGCTATGTATGATGTACAACGTAAATTACCGTTGTTTACAAAGAGTAATGCTAGTAAGAGTTTGTACTGTGCAGGTTACTACACTATTAAATTTAATAAAGGTTGGGTTAAAAGTTTTTGCCCTAAAGCAATTACCATAGAACGTAACCCGTTTAAAGGTCCTTTTAAAACAGAATTTGAAATGAAACAGGTATTGAGCAATGTCAAATCAGATTAATTTAACCCCTATTACACAATTTGCACAATCGTTACGTGCTGCAGAATTAAGCCAAAGTAAAGAAGTTAAATTAACTATTCAACAGGCTAGATTGTTAAATTTAGCCCTTACTGAATTGTTAGACAAGGTTTCTCAAGATTATGAAACCTTGTTTAACTCACTTAAAAATAATCCATCTACAGAAGTTATTACTGTTAGTATGGACGGTGGAGGTTTTAGTAACAAATAAGACTAAATATATGCGTACATAATTGGATACGCATATCATGAGTCGACCTAAGCCAAAAGTATTATTAGAACATACTAATAAAAGAACTTATAAATCTGAACAGATTTTAGAAGCCGAAGCCATCTGGGCTGTATTTTACAAAAACGAGCCTTTTAATCTAAAGTCGTTTAATAGTCTTACCAGCTATCCTGGACCAAAATACAAAAAAGTTTCTTTCTCAAATCCTGGCCATGCACATAATTTGGCAAAGAAATTGAATCTTACATTTGGAACTGAAGATTTCCAAGTTGTCATGTTAACTCAAGGTACTATTGTAAAATGATATCGAGAGATGCTTTGACTAAAATATTCTTACAACAATGGGGTAAGAGTATGGACGAAGCAAACACCAAACTATTTTCTCGTAAATGGTGGCAAAGTACTCGTGCTGGAAAGCAAAACAATTTCAGACTGAGTGATGAAGGTTATGAATTTTTGGTAAAAGAATTGGACCTTAAAGAATACGAAATTCCATTTACCGAACCAATTGAACTTAGTCCTCAAACATTAATCTTTTTGGAAAGATATATCGATTGTCCGTACTATCTTACTCCAATGTCAATTACTGTCTTTTCAGAACGCAAGGGTTTTGAACTAATGTTGTTTTCAGACGACATCAGAAAATTTGGCATTATTAAAGCTATGAATGAGCGAGAAAAAGAACTCGCTAATGAAAAAAACAGTTGACATACCTTTGGGTTTCCTATACAATACATACATCAACAGCGTTACTTCGTAACAATTTTAACTTAGTATAGGAACTAAAATGCCAGAAATCAGTAGCCGTACAGTGGGCCCAAGCGGTGCTAAAAAGTCTTTGCGTAAGGCTTTTCAAAATAAACGTCCAATTTTCCTTTGGGGTCCTCCAGGAATTGGAAAATCGGATATTATCAAACAACTTGGTGTTGAGACTGATTCTCACGTAATCGATGTTCGTTTGAGCCTTTGGGAACCTACTGACATTAAAGGTATTCCATACTTTGATTCCAACGATAATACAATGCGTTGGGCACCTCCATCGGAATTGCCAAGTGCAGAAATGGCAAAAGAACACAAGAACATTATCTTGTTCTTGGATGAAATGAACTCTGCCGCTCCTAGCGTACAAGCGGCGGCTTATCAATTGATTTTGAATCGTCGTGTTGGTACATATCACTTGCCAGATAATGTTGTACTAGTTGCGGCAGGTAATCGTGAAACTGACAAGGGTGTTACATTCCGTATGCCTGCTCCATTGGCTAACCGTTTTGTTCACTTGGAAATGACTGTTAACTGGGATGACTACTTTGAGTGGGCTGTTGAAAACAAAATCCATAAAGACGTAGTTGGCTTCTTGAGCTTTTCTAAAAAGAGCTTGTACGACTTTGATCCAAAGTCTAGCTCACGTGCGTTTGCTACTCCACGTTCTTGGAGCTTTGTAAGCGAATTGCTAACAGATGACGATGTCGATGTAGATACACTTACAGACTTGGTATCAGGTTCTGTAGGCGAAGGTCTTGCAATCAGCTTTATGGCTCACCGTAAAGTTGCAGGTAAAATGCCTAACCCAACTGATATTTTGTCAGGTAAAGTTAAAAAGATGGATTCCAAAGAAATCTCAGCTATGTATTCTTTAACTGTGTCATTGTGCTACGAGTTGAAAGATGCTTGCGAGAAAAATGCTAAAAACTGGAATGATATGACTAATAACTTTTTCGAATTTATGATGAATAACTTTGAAACTGAATTGGTTATTATGGGTACAAAATTGGCGTTGAGTACTTACAAGTTGCCGTTGGATCCGGACGAAATCAAATGCTTTGACGATTTCCATGCCAAATACGGCAAGTATATTAGCCAAGCTACTGAAAAGTAATTCGGTATAGTCTTATTTGACAGGACCTTAGGGTCCTGTTATAATATATACATATAGTAAAGGAGTATCATGTCACATACAGATCCAATTATCGACAAAATTATCGTAGCCCGTGTGGGTCTATTACTTCGCCATCCATTCTTTGGTAATCTTGCAACACGTTTGAAAATTGAAGAAGGCTCCGAGTGGATGGGTACTGCCGCTACAGACGGACGTACTATCTATTTTAATCGTGAATTTTTTGAACCACTTTCGGTCAAACAAGTTGAGTTCGTTATTGCTCACGAAATTCTACACAATGTATTTGATCACATGGGTCGACGCGAAGGTCGTAATCCACGTATCTTTAACATTGCCGCTGACTATTGTGTTAACGGACAATTAGTTCGTGACCGTATCGGCGAGCACAATATTGAAGGTATTAAAATCTTCCATGATTCAAAATACTACGGCATGGGTGCTGAAGAAGTTTACGATAAAATCTTCGACGAAATGGACGAGGAAGAATTGAATGCCCTTGGACAATTATTGGATGACCACATCGACTGGGGCGAGAATGGTAAAGATGGTCAACCAAAGTATTCTAAAGAAGAATTAAAACAGATTCGTGACGAAGTTCGTGAAGCTACTATGCAAGCCGCACAAGCCGCAGGTGCTGGCAACACTCCTGCTAGTGTACAACGCATGATCAAAGAACTTACAGAGCCTAAGATGAATTGGCGTGAAATACTACGTCAACAAATCCAAAGCACTATTAAGAATGACTATTCATTTATGCGTCCCAACCGCAAGGGCTGGCACATGAGTGCTGTATTGCCTGGAACACAATTTCAAGAAACAATTGATATTTGTGTAAGTATTGACATGTCAGGTTCTATTGGTGACGAACAAGCTAAAGATTTCTTAAGTGAAATCAAAGGCATTATGGAAGAATATAAAGACTTTAAAATTAAAGTATGGTGCTTTGATACTAAAGTCTACAACGAAGCCGACTTTGATGGTTATAATATCGATGAGTTTGATAACTACGAGCCAATGGGCGGTGGCGGAACTGAGTTTGATGCCAACTGGGAATACATGAAGGAACACGATATTCAACCTAAAAAGTTTATTATGTTTACTGATGGTTATCCTTGGGGTAGTTGGGGTGATGAAGATTATTGTGATACAATTTTTATCATCCACGGTAATAACACTATTGTTCCACCGTTTGGAGAATATGCCTATTACGAAGCTGTTAAAGAGGCAGCGTAATGGCATTAAAAAATGGCAAACCTAATCCTTTAGATTATTTCAATTTACGGAGGGTTGAGTTTGCCTGCCCTCATTTTAAATACACTTCAATAGACAGGTATAATCCAACTTTAGTCAAATCTATCGACTCATGGATACGTAAGAATCTAAATAATAGGTACTATGTGGGTCAAGGCATAACACTAGATAATACCAATACGATTGTGTATAATACACGTATTGGTTTTGAAAGTGAAAAAGAACTCAGTTTTTTCACAATTGCCTGCCCGCATCTTCAAACTAGATAATTAAAATAGTACTTTACCATAAAGGAGATAATACATGTCTGACGTACAATCTACACCAGAAGCGCAACAAGGCGCTACCGAACTTACTATCAATGATTTAAATGCACTTAAAGTAATCATCGATATTGCTAGCTCACGCGGAGCATTTAAACCAAATGAAATGGTAGCTGTTGGCCAAACTTATACTAAGTTGACAACATTTTTAGATGCAGTTGCAGCTCAACAAGCAGCTCAGCAACCAGCACCAGCCCCAGCGGCACCACAACAACCAGCAACAGCAGGTACAGTCGCTAGTGCATTAGCAGGAGCATAATATGGCCGAAATTAAACACGTCGGCCGTGTTAAAGCTACTAACAAAAAATGTTTAGTAGCTTATCGCACATTGCCCGGCGATGCATACCATTGCCTAATTGTTCCAACAGAGAACATGCCCGATATCTATCATGATGCAATTATTAACTTGGTAGAAAGTTCAGCTGGACAGGAATCCTACGAACTTGCTCAAGCAATGGATCGTACACAATTCCCGGACGGTTCACGTATGTTGCCATGGTTACATGCAAATAATCGATTGATTAAAGCACCAACAGGCGCTATTGAAATGACACCTACTCTACAGACTAGTATTTTGTTGAGTGAGTTGAATCAAATTATTGCCGAACAACGCGGTGTGCCAATCGACGAACTTGCTCTTACAGAAAGTACGAATGATAAACCAGTTGAAAAGAAACCAGAGCTGGCAATTGAACAAGCTCCTGAAAAAGTTTCAGCAACTGTCAAAACCGCACTCGTACCAGATGAACCAGAAGCCAAAGCAAAATACTATCGTAGTCAAGCAGATAAGTTAGCAAAAGAAGCTGCTAATTTTAGACGCCTAGCAGAGGAATTGGTTCCTACCAAGAAAAAAGCCACTAAATGACACCAACGGGAAGAGTTCTTCCCAAGGATGTCATAGAGCATTGGCCAGAAGTATTCGGTGAAGTACAACTGAATGTGATACCTCTCAGGTATTTGCATACGGTATTGGTCAATTTTAAAAATGGCAAAATTTGGGAAATAAAAATAACAGCACAAACTAAACGTGATGGTTGGAGTGCCTTTGAAAAGAATCTCTCAGATATTTGTAAAAATTATGAAGATTCTATTGATAATGTAGACTTTAAATTAGATACAAAATTAGTTAAAAAAGACATCGAACGTAGTACGCAAAAGTTTTTAAAGAAAAAAAAGCTATAAATATATGAATGTTAGACTGCTTAGTTTCAGCCAGCCAACCGAAGAATTTGCAAGCATGGGAATTGATGACGCCCAAGAGCTCATTGCCTATTGCGCCCGTGTATCCAATCCCTCCAATCAGCTCAACACTTCCACGTCGGAAAAACTCATACAATACCTCGTCAAACACAAGCACTGGAGCCCACTTGAAATGGTCTCAGCTTGCATTGAAATCACAACCACTAGAGATATTGCCCGACAAATCCTTAGACACAGAAGTTTCAGCTTCCAAGAGTTCAGTCAGCGATATGCTGACCCTACTCGAGACTTGTCGTTTGTACGTAGAGATGCTAGAAAGCAAGACACAAAAAATAGACAAAACAGTATAGAACTAGATGTTCATAATAACGACGAAGATCGTTTTTTAGCCTATCAATGGGAACGTATGCAAGAGTTAGTTATTAAACAAAGCCGCGATGCATATGAATGGGCTATTAGCAAAGGCATTGCCAAAGAACAAGCTCGTGCTGTATTACCCGAAGGGTTGATTGAAAGCCGGTTGTATATGAACGGTACACTACGCAGTTGGATTCATTTTATCGATTTACGTAGTGCAAATGGTACACAAAAAGAACATCAAGAAGTTGCTATTGCATGTGCCAAAGTCATTAGCGAAATATTTCCAATGTTTAATTCTATTAAAGAATAACACACTCAACTAATTTAACTCCCGCATCGGAATTACTTTCTAATGCCATAGCAAATACATCTGGGTCAGGTTGAGCTACAGCTTTACCCCATCCAGAACCGTAAGGTTTAACTCTAGAGCCTTTGGTAATTGCACCGTAAATCTTAACAGGAACACGACCTTTTAACGCAACATAAGTTCCGCCTTCGAGATCGTCATTCATCTTAATACCAGGATTGCCACTAACTACTCCGATTGCCTTATCGTCTTTTCCGCAAGAAGTAATTTCTTTTTCTCCGCCTACTGTTACTACAGTACCAACTTCATATTCATTATCAGCAAGATATTTTTCTGCTAAGTCAGCACTTTGAATACTAGTATTTGAAGCATGAATAGCACGGAATCTAGCACTAGTAGATCCAATGTCTGTAAGATCGGCAGCACCTGGATAAACTATATTGCCTAACAGTTGTAGAGTAATAATTTTTGCAGCACCAGATGTAGTTCTAAATACAATAGGAATACCATCAATGTTACTTGTGATAACAGGAGTTGTTTGTGGTTGACCAGTACCAAATGTATACTGTGGATTTGTAATAGATAAACTAGTGCCTAAATTAATTCCAGAATCTGAGAAAGTTACAAGATTTGAAAATGTACTAGGAATATCACCGCGTACATAATTGCTAGAACTTATTTCGCCTAATGCATCAGAATTTGTTGCTGTTCCCCAGAATTTATAACCAGTACTACTCCATACACCGTTAGTTTGTGTTGTAGAATTTAATGTAATACCTTGTTTAACATCTGTAAAACCAGAAGTTACACTAGTGATAGTGTTTAATGTAAAGTTTGCATTGCTAACTGTGAAAATTACGTTAGATCCATCGATGACAGATTCAATTACATTATGAGAAGTATTTGAACCTTGCTCCTGTAAACTCTTAATAGAAAACTGTGTTGTTCCACTGTTGGTACTAGTAGTGAATGGTCCAATCGGTGTAAAAGAATTTACAGGATCTCCGTTATAAACATTCAATTGTTTATTAGTAGTATCAAACCAAAAATCACCAATACTCAATCCACTAGGTGGTTGATTAAATGGTGTAGATTCTGCACTACCTGCTGTACGGAATCTGCTACCATCATAAAATCTTAATTTATTTTTAGTAGTATCAAACCAAATTTGACCAGCTAATGGGTTAGTTGGTTGAGTTCCATTTGCAAAATTTTCTAGCAAATAGATAAAATTTTCATTTTGTGCTTGGCCGTAACCTGCGTAGTTCTTACCGATTAAAGTAATATCAAGTGAATTATCAATGGTGCCCGGAGCTACAGTTAGCCCGTTTCCGATTGGTTTTCCATTGTAATGATTTATTGTGTATGACATTCTGATCTTTCCTTATTCTAGTATTTATTTAGGCTGTGATTCTACCCAAGTGCTGAATGCTGCTAACTGATCTGCATCGTAGCCGTATAACTCTGGATATAAACTAAGCCATACTGACGAAAGCTCAGGTACAAGAGCTTTAAATCTGATAGTTGCTCTACCCGTTTTTTCAAGTTTAAATGTTGTAGGAGCACCATTTGTTGTTTTAGTCTTATAAGCATCAGTTGCAGCACCATTGATACTCATAGGAAAATCTAATTTTTGTAAATTTTTAATTTCAATTTGTGTAATATCGTTCCAAACTTTTCCGTCTTGATCGACAACACTTGGTACTAATGTTACAGTATTATCAACACCTACTATAGCATTTTTCTTATTATCTAAGTAAGTGTTAGGGCCAAACTCTACCATCATTTTTCTAACTTTTAGTGTATTATCTGGCATCCAAAAAGATAAATGACTAGGATTTAAAATACTTTCAGCTATTGCATCGTGCATTTCTTTAGTCATAGTTCCAATATAGTGATTTTCAATACTTCTATCATTATGAACAATATCTGCAAATGGTGCTAGTGCTCCGTACAATCCTATGATTAGTCGTGTTACTGTTGAAAAACTTACTGAATAAGTTTTATCTGCTGTCCATCCTGTTGATACTGTTGTTAATCCTGCATCAGGTGCCGTTGTCATACTATGTTCCTTGTTAATTTATTGTATACGTTATCGCAATGATTACACTCTGTTCCGCATACTGTTTTACAATTATTAGTTAGTTGATTAAAACCCTGCTCTGTAATTTCATTTATCAATATATTTGCAAGACCAAAATTACCAGTAGTACTTAATAAATCTCCAAACTGAATATTTCCACTACCTTTTTGATATGCATCGATAACTTTATACCAACGCATTATTGGAAATCCTCTACCTGCAATTTTAATAGTATCTACCATGTCTCCAAATTTGTCTAAATCATTGGGAAATGTAAAAGCTGTTTTTAACCATTCGGATGGTTTATCATTAAAATATTTTACACATCCAAGTGTATTATGTACCTTAGTAGTTATGTCACGTTTATCTTGAAATTTAACTTGGCTAATAATAAGGTCGTCCCATTGTTTCCATTTGCAATCTACAATACAACCTTCGTTAACTAACATAGTAATTTTAATATTATGCTGTTTAGCATAGTCACTCATTTTTTTAAGTGTATCTAAATCTCGATTCAAACTACGGTCAACTATTATACTAGTAACTTGTAAAACTTCATGCATAAAAATAAAATCTTTAAGTGTACGCACTAGATTGTTTACACTATTTTTTAAAATTAAATCTGGCTTGTGTTGGCGAAAATCATTAATGATACCAGCTCTTAGCAAATATGTATTATTAAGAGTTACAATGTCAGCATCGATATCTTTTACATGAGCAATTAAATCTGGAACTTGTTCGTAAAACTCATTACTATAAACGCTTGGGTTCACTAAGTAGTGTAGTTTAATTCCGTATTTTTCTCTGATAGCATATAGCTCGGTGAACATTTCTTTATTACCAAATATAGTTCTTGCACTACCAAATTTATTGTCGCTGAAATATACATCAGTAATTGATGTTATATCCAGGTCAGGAAGTGCATCGAGCATACCTGGAGTGTAAGGAACGCTAAATTTACGGATTATAGACATTGTTTGTTCTGCTTCCAATTCCAATCCAGCCAGCTGTAATACTAGTTCCGTGATACCAGTGATCTCCAGATATAGTTAGATAAATGGTAAAAAATCCATAATAATAACTATTTCTATCGTAAGAAGAAGGAGTTACTGATACACTCCATTGTGCTGGAGATAATCCGTAATAGCTAATACGTGCATCATATATATTTGATAAGCTAGCCATGACATTTAAATCATAATTGCCTTTCCAGCGAAGATTATTTGAATCATTACTTAAACCAAGATAGCTACCAAGGTCTACAGTAAATGTAACCGTACCAGTAGTACCGTATTCGCTCAATGTTGCATTAGTTATAGTAGTACCCCACCCTGATCCAAATCCGCTAGTTGTACTTGAACTTGAACTAGAATATGCTGTATACAAATCTATAGATCCAACAATAGTTTGTACTATATTTTGTAATTGTGCCTGCGGGCTAGCAATTTGACGAGGTATCGAAGGAGTATTTGATAAATCATTATAATCTCCAGTAGCAGCAACTCTAGCAAGAGTATTACCAAAATTTACATCAGTAAGAATCTTTGCCCATGGACTCCAAGTAGTACCTGTATCTCTGCGACTACGTATAAAGTTGTCTGAATGAGCACCAGTTGAACCACTCCAGCCAACTAATAGTTCTCCGCCACCACCACCGCCTAAGGTAATTAAATTACCGTATGTAGTCGGATAGCCTGGATTATTATAAACTCCACGTAGTGTTAATTCGTTACGAGGTTCGTAGGTTGAATTATCTTCTGGCCCAATGACTCCCGAAGTATTGAGAACATTGGCTGAACCAGCATTACCAGATACGTTACCTGTAACATTACCTGTAACATCACCAATTACAGCTCCGCGATGTGTTCCGTAACTATCACCTTGTAATGTGCCACTAAATGTTGTAGCTGTTAATGTACCATTTTGTACATTAAATGACAATCCTGTATTGTAAATTGATTCATTTTGTCCTGGAAATGCAGTGCCAACTTCACTTGCACCTAATAGATAGTAAGTGCCAACGCCGGCTGTTTGATTTAAAAACAAGTGTGCTGCATTTACAGAATTAGAAGCTGTATCTGCATTGCCAAATAAATTACCAGTTACATTGCCTGTAACATTGCCAGTATGCAAACCAGTAGTATTACCTGTTACGTTACCTGTAACATTTCCAGTTAAATTGCCTGTAACATTACCAACTACGTTTCCTTGGAAATGATCTGTAGCTGTATGCACAGCGCCTGTAACATTACCAGCAACATTGCCAGTTACATTACCAGTTACATTTCCTGTTACATTACCTACAATATTTGCAGAAGTATAACCTATTTGATTCGTAGAAGAATTAAAAACTTGTGTATTGTTAGAACCGTACAGACTACCAGTTACATTTCCTGTAACATTGCCAGTATGCAAACCAGTAGTATTACC